GCCGGTGCAGTCAGTAAAAGATTGTTGTTAATCACGCTCATTTGACGTCGCTAACGAGGCGGGCAGTAATGCGTGTAGCACTTTCAACATAAAAAGCAATTACATCCACGGCTGAGGCTGTGGTGGTCAAAGTTGGAGCGGTGCCACCTGGGAATTTCCAGACTGCATTGTACGCCAAAGTCCTAGATCCAGTGCCATCCTGAGTAATGACAATCACGCCTGACTGACCAGCCGTCTGGTTGGTTGGTGCCCCCAAGGTTCTGCTGCCACCCAATGTGAGCGAGTAGTTATTAGATAGGCTCAGGTCAACAGCTACCGTTGCAGCATCGGTCAGTGCTACGGGTGTATTAAGTGCGCTACCCGCAACAGTGATCCTGCCTGCTGAAGAAATTCTCATCCGCTCAGTAGGACTAGCCGCGCCGTCTGCTGTGGTACTGAAGACCAAGCGACCTGGCATGTCGGTGCTGCCTGGTGTGCCGTCTACCTCACCGGCAACAGTTGCAGCTTCGATGAAACTAGTACCATCTGCGCCGTGAAAAGTTAAAGTTCCAAGACGGCTACCGCTAACAACTACAGCATTTGAACCAAGCGATGCTGCACCAGATCTGCCCAAAAGCAGATAGGGAGGATTATTGCTTACATCATTGTTGATTACGCTTAACGCTCCTCGACCAGCGGCGCTGCCTGTACCTTCTATTTGAGCTACAGAACTAAGAGTGGTGCCAAAGAAATTATTACGCGCTGTAAATGTGCCGGCCAGCAATCGGCCTGAAGAATCTACAACCAACCGCCCCGCGCCACCCGTGCTGATGGCTACTTCGTCTGCATTTGGTGAGTAGATGCCGGTGTTGGTGTCGCCGGTAACGGTGATGCTGGGTGCGGCGGCTGTTCCAGCAGGAATTGTGACCGCGCCTGTAAATGTTGGCGATGCCAGTGGAGCTCTAGTTGTATCTGTGCCGTGAACGTGATCTTGCCGAGCAAAACGCGTACTTGTGCCAACCGCAGCTGTGCCGTTGAGAAGTGGCGTAGCAGAACCAGCCTGTGCCACCACGTATGCCGTTGTTGCTATTTGCGTGGTGTTGGTATCAACCGCAGCCGTGGTGGAAAGAGGCGTTCCCGTAAGCGTGGGTGATGCCAGTGTGGCAAAACCAAAGTTGGTAAGCGTGACATCACCAAGCGTGATCCAGGCGTTGTTGGCACCGTTGCGCAGCTTAAGCAGTGCTGGTGAAACACCCGTGTCCACCCACATCATGTAGGCGTACATGGTTGTCGGTGCCGTCGATCCGCTGTTGGTGCTGGACACAGCAGCCAACACGCTATTCAACTCAGAGCGGAAATTTGCGCCGGATTGGTTGGCTAAGACGTAATCAGTTGCTTGGCTCATACGATTTGCCTGCCGTGACCAACGGCCTGGTAGTCGAAGTTCTTACTCACCATGCTAGCCGAACTATTCCTAAACGTAACCGAGAAGCCAGTACGTGAAACGGAAGTCACAGTGAAGTATTCGCCGGTGCCCATATCCTGAGCCGTAATGCCGATGCTGGGTGATCCGTAGAAAGCCGTCGGGAAGGTGATGGTATAGGTGCCAGCACCACTGGTTAGGTTGCGTTGCGCCTCAGTACGGCGCTGGAAGGTGGTCGTCACACCGAGCTGCTCGACTACAAGGTTTTGTGCTGGGTTGGTTGTGGTCGCCTCCAGTTTGAACTGAAACCCACGGCCACGGGTTGTGTTGTTGACGAATGGCTGCCAAATCCCCCAAGTTGGTGACCCAGATGGGTTGTCGGCCGTTGTTCGCACGTACATGCCAGCATTTGCAGACCCAAGGTCATCACCATCAAAGCTATCCCATAGATCTATATCTGCAATGCGATCATCAATTAGGTTGTCCGGTTCAAATGTACGACTCTTGAGAATGGCTTGCAAATCCATGTCATACGTGGCGCCAAGGTCGAGCGTTTCACTAAAGACGTAAGTTCCTTCAGCAACGGAGCCGCCAATGTAATCAATCAACCCAAGGCCATCCCAGTTGCCGTCGGTGGCCATGGAATCAATCAACGTATTGGCGCTAAGAATCAAACCGACTTCATCGGTGCTGTACACCATGTCAGTTGGCGTGCCATTAAACGGTGGTGAGTTGTCATCTTCGCGGTACGTCTGAATCAGCAAACTGTCCTGTGGTGCTGGTAGGTCAACAATTACTGAGGCAACCCCTGATGATTCATTGCCAAGGGAGTCAACTGCACGGATGAAATAGGTACCTTCCAGCAATGGAACAATTTTGCGCGTAGCGGATCCAGGTACGGATGGAACAATGTCATTACTCTGGCCCCAGCTGGCTGTTTCATCAGTCAGCGAGCAATGACGGATGCGAATTTCACCGCCAATGCGCACGTCAATATCTAAAGTTTGTGGCCAGTACAATTCGGCAGTTTTTTCGTCAATTGGCGCAATGAATAGATCAGGAATGGTTGTAGGTGGGGCAGTCTTGCCAATAGCATTGAAATTTAAAATTGCAGGTGAAGACCGCTTGCCACTAGCACCAATGGCAACCACTTCAATTGAATATGTTCCAACATCACTGTTTACAATTTCGCTGTCGGGTGCGCGAGTATTAAGCGTAATGTAATTGCCATTGTTCAAGCGATGACGAAGTTCGTAACGGCTTGTGCGGTTTGTTGGTGTCCAGCTGACAATAATTTTGGCCTGCACTTGCCCATTGCTTTCGTATAGAATTTCTTGCGCTTGTATGTTTTGCGGTGTTGGCGGTGGTGAATTAAGGTCGCTGACATCCCGCTGTTGCAATGGGACATCACGTTCGATGTAGTCGTATTTGCTGGGGTTGTAAGACAGCGCTGTTATTGAGTATGTAAGACTGTCTTGCTCCTGCACTGCCAATACTCGCCACAGTGACAGGCTTACCGCAGCGTCGCCTAATCCATAGGGAGCACCAGCAACCGGCGCAAGGCTTAAGGCACTGCCTGGGGTAACAATGTTGCCGCTTATCGTTGATTCACTTTTAATTGCAATTGTGCCATCTGGTAGCATTACATTTAACGTAAATGTAGGTGAAATGTCAGTAATTGTCCGATCAAGAACAATTGAATTGATTGTGGACCCGGCAGAACAGCGTCCACTGCGGACAACACCAGCACGTGATGGATCACCAATTTTGATGATGTCGCCAGGGCGAACTACTGTTCCAGCTGCAATATCGGTTGTAAAACTGCATGTTTCGGTGGCGTTTTGTTCTTCGTAAATCAGCCATTCGCCAAGTCGGCGTGCTTGGCCACGGCTTGTGCAGCCAAAAGCTTCGATTTCTGCCTTTATTACCCCAAATTTATCAATGCCTTCCTTGTCTTCGACAACTTCATATGCTTTGTCGCGTGCTTCCATGTCCATGTAGGACACGACTACAACAGTGTGCCGAGTTTTTAAGCTGCTGCCACTGTAGTTAAAGCCGCTTTCGGTAACATTTGATTGATTAAAAACGTAGGCAAAGTCTGATGGTGCGTCTTGAGAAAGCGTCAGGCTGCCTGTTGCCCAGAAAGGCATGGCACGCATTACCGATGAAAGATTATTGATAAGTTGGAATACTTCTTCTTGCGTTTGTATATTTACATTGCATGAAAAGCGTGGTTCTTGGCCGCCAAAACCATCCGGCACAAGCGCCGATGCGTACTGGCTGCAAGCAAAAAAACTGTAACGGTCTAGTTGGTCTTCCGAGACATGATCGCCACATCCATAGCGTTTTGATGTAAGCAAATCCCATAGAATCCAAGCTGGATCTGATGTCCATTTGGCTGATTGAAACGTTCCATTCCAAACACCGGCATAAGTCAGTCGCCCATTGTTTTGGTCAACCGTTGCATTACTTGGGATGCGAACTTTAATGCCACGGATTTTGTAGGCCCGCGTTGGTATTGAGCTAAATTGCTCGGCATTGATCTTTAATCCAAATAGCGCACTGTTTGGATATGTTGTTTTTGCGTTAATTTTTTCTGTGTATGACGCCCAGAACAGATCATTGTTTACGGTTTCGCCATTAGTACCAGATGGCGGTGCGTCAGCAGTAACTCGCCTGACCCTGATGGATACTGGTGCAGATTGAGTAAGCGTTACAAGCTGCTTGCGTTGGTATAAATCCGCTGTGCGACCTGTAATGGTATCCGTGATTACGGTTGTATATGCACCACCGGCGTACGACGTTTGGATTTGGTATTGGACAGATGAACCTTCAACGTTTCCATTACTCTTAAATACTTGCAGTGCCGGCACGGATACAGTTACACGAACCGACGTTACGTCAGTATCTGTGATTGAACGAGTGACTGGAGAGTTTTCTAGGACCTTAACATTAACCAAGCGCTCTTGCTGGTTGGCATCCCCAATAATGTCGGTATAGGATTGGTCTTGGGTGCCTTTGCGAAGTGCAAATGCTGCTTGGGTAATGTCAAAATTGTAGTCAGATGACTGGATATTACCTATTACAGCTTCTTGGCGCAATACTGGTGTGTTATTAAAATAAACATCTTTTAATGCTGCTGTATTGTAATTGTCAGTGCCCCAGTCGTATCCCCTTGCAGATGGAAAGCCTTCGATCTCGCCTTCGCCAAGCAGATCTAAAATTCTAGCTATTTGCTTGGAATCTAAATTGTCGGCAGCAACGTTGGCACTGCCGCCACCACCACTACGGCCACCTTTTCCGCCGCCGCCGCCGCCAGAACCAATAATCAAATTACGATCTTTGCGTGCCATCTCAATCATCCTCCGTGTTAATGCCAGCAGAAATTGTCACAGACCCGACGATCATCTCACCGTAAACAACTGGCACCGGAACTCCTTGCCTAGCTACGTTTTGAATGCCAGAAAAACTATATGATTTCCTTGGATCATTTGTTGAATCTTCACCAGAAGATATTTTTGGCGTTGGTGAGATTAATTGGGCAACGCCGCCAAGGACTAAAGACGCGCCAATTGAACCAATTGCCGTTGCTGCGGCCGCGCCAAGGGTAAATGCACTACTGGCAAGTGCCCCACCAACTGGGAATAAAATTGCGGCCGCAATAAGAGCAATTCCAATTCCAATCTTGGCTGCTGCGCCACCAGCGCCTGCAATGACCGGAATAATGCGAATGCATTCGGTTTGGGCCATTGGATAGTGCAATTGCTCCAAATGGCTACCAACATCAAGTTCATTCTTCCCTGCACACACTTTGTAATATTGATCAGCCATGTGCGCTTTCAGTTTGGGAAAATTTGCCACCAAAAATCTGATGGCTTCTGCTGGTGTGTTGACAACTGCCTTGAACTGACGGCGCCCTAGAAACTTGGCCAGTGGTCCGTAAACCTTGATAACACGCATTACTGGCACCTACTGGAGTGGCGAAGCACGCGACCTGTGTTCTTCTGATAATAACCGCCGTAGATGTCCCGTGAGCTAAGACGCCCTTGAACATGGTGCAGGATCAACTGGCTGCCAACGTAGACCGCGCAATGGTTCAAGCCAGTGCTGTGCAGCGAAATCAAAAGCAAATCGCCAAACTGGATGTCTTTTGCGTCCACTTCAACAAAACCAGTTTCTCTCCAGCAACGATCAAACATTGGATCGGCATTGAAATCATTTGGATTAATTGGTCTTGGCCAGTCTTGCAGCGCAAGCATCCAGGACTCTTCGTACCACTGGTGAGCCAGATTCCAGCAGTCTTGCACGCCCCATACCCATTCACGGCCTAGTAGCGGCGCCTTGAAGCCTGATGGTTTAGTTTCAGTCCAGACTTCGGTGCCAGGGTTAACAATGAACCACGGAAGGCCAGATTTTTCGCACGCTACAAGGTCTGCCTGACTTGGCGTTGGAGGTGTTTTGGGGTGGCTGTGAATGACTGCAATCACCTCCCCAGCATCCTCGGCGGCAGCAAAATCGTCAGGTGACAGCACAAAAAACTCATCCTCTTCGGCCAGGTTGTTACAAGGCCAATACCGGTTGCGACCTTTTATTACGACAAGCAATCCACATGCTTCTCGTGGCGTTTCGGCCAAGGCATGTTCAAGTGCGTTTTGCTTCCACTTAACCATAATAGGTGCCAATGCTGGGGAAACTACCAAATGGTAATTCAGAATTCGCTCCAAACCGTGCCTTGCAACTTGATAACCGTTTGCCGCAAACATCTTTGGCAGGGTCAACGGTGATCAATGATGCAGATTGTGAAACGATCAAAGGTTCATCGTTTGACACGTACCCGGACGCCCAAATCGATTGGCTACTACTGTTGTACAACACAAAATTTCCATCGGTCTGAATAACCAAATTGTTGTTGGCGTAGCCACTGGTTCCTGTAATTTGAACCTGAGGCCCTGCATAAGTCAAAGTGCCGTACTGAGTATTCCTAAACGGGTTTCCTCCCCCAACGCTTACTGTTGCATTAAATGTTTCGTTTAAATCCCAAAAACCTCCAGATGCAGTTCTTGTGATTGTTTGCAACTCCCATTTGTAACTTTGTCCACTAAAGTGACCAGCGGGTAACGCTAGAGATATTGCCGTAAATTGAACGGATATGTATCGACCGGGAGAAATGCTGGTTGGTGAATAAAATGTGCGCGTGGCCGATGCAGAACCGCCGCTACTAGCCGATCCAAACAGCTCATAGCCAAATGCCCCTGAACGACCTTCTAGGATGTCAGCCGGAACCCAGCCAATTGCACCACTCCCATCCCTAACATATGCAACACTTGTCACCCCAACACCTTGGTTGGCAGTGTAAGTACGCCATATGTATACATTTGCATTGACGTCAATAATTGTCAGATCTCCATCTACACCATTTCGTAGCCTGTAAGAGCCTTCACCTCTAACACTATTGCTGGCCCATACAGTTGTTCCGTTTTTACTGTAAACCACCAGATTTCCATCGGATTGCATGACTGCCCTATACCAGCCATTGCTGGAAACCATTTGGTTTGGTGAAAATAAATTCTGTCCAAACCCAAGCGCTGAAAATGTTGCCGCAATATTTGGTGCTGGCTCTTTAAGCACAGTGTCATCAAACTCGTCAAAATACGTAGTGCCGGTGTAGCCGCATTCAGGGCCGCGATAGGTCCACTGACAGATGTTTGCAATACACTGGCGGCGAGGCACTCGTACACCTGCCAAGTCAAAAACTGCTGCCAATTCAAACTCGACCAGGTCGCGATTTTCTGCTACTTTGCGATCAACGTAATAAATCTCCTGCGGCATTTCAGCAGAAGGATCAGGGATGCCGTATGGATTAACGTTGCCTGTAAAGTTTTGCGGATCTAGAAAACGGCTTAGCGTGCGAATGCGGACAAATTTCGCGCCGGTAAGATCGTTGCCAGGGGTAATTTCATTAATGCCAAGCAATAAGGCAGATATATTGCCAAACAGGTTTGCTACTCGTACTTTTGGCCTAGGCAGTTGACCATTGCCGCTGTACTCAAAACCATCAGCTTCAATAGGCAATGCTTGGTATGTATTTGTTCTCCATACCACGTCACCGCTGGGCAGCGTTTCGTTTACGCCACCATGAAATCGCACAATTTCACTACTGCCGTGCAGCTCAAACACGAGATGTAATTCGTACAACTCAATAATCGCATACGGTGAACTTTTAAGTAGTTCCTGAAATACTTCGCTCATGGTTCAAATACCTCTCTAAAAGTTGCTGTAATTGTAGAAATATCTGCGTATTGATATTCGCGGTTCCAGGATTCTACAACAAACTTTGAAGAAGTTGCCTCTGTAATTGGAGTCCAATTAAAAGATTCTTGCCCCTGCCTTGCGTCAAAAAATGCTTCAATGGCATTGGCAACCGCGTTAGTTTTTGCACTCCAAGTAAGAGACCATGTTTTGGGATTTTGATTTAACCCTACAACCAAGCGCTGTTCATAGCCATCGCCAAAGCGTACTTTTTTTGTTACTGGCTCACTGCTGCGTTGCGCGCCAAAATCTGGCGTGGTTTGGCCCGTGGCCACTCCAACTGTTGCATCGTTAAAGGTTGCCATTAGCGTCGCGTACTGGCCAGGAGGCCACCTGGGCGTTGTTGTTTGATTAATTCTGCCTGAACAGCAGAGGAAACCGCAAGGCCCAGCTGCTTGCCTTGCGCCTGGTCGCCTTGGACGTTGGAGTTGCCACTGGCGTCTACGTTGACCACAACGCTGGTGCTGCCGCCGCCATTGGGGACGATTGTGCCGCTGCGCCCTGGCATAAAGAGTTCGGGGCCGCGTTCACCAACCAAGTAAGCTCCACTGCCAGCAACAGGGCCTCCAGCCGCCCTGCCTCCAACAAGCGACGGAACGCCAGGCATGAATTGGCTTGAACCTAGTGCCGGAATTTTACCCAGTGATCCAGAAAGATTTGGCGCTCCACCAGCACCAAAAATTCCACCAACAGCTGGCAAGAATTTTTGGGCCAAGCCAATAATCTGCATTCGAATGTATTGCGAAATCATTTGAGACGCCATGTCCGCAAAATGATTAGCAATGCTTTGGAAGAATCCGGCAAAAGCTTCACGTGCTCCCATTGATCCGGTAATCAATCCTTTAAAAGTTTCGCCAAAAGCAGTGCCAATTGACTCAGCTGCTGTTTTAACTTGATTAGATGCGCTAATAAGATCTTTAAATTTTGTTTGCAAATCATCGTAGTACGCTCCCATCTCACCGCCAGTCAGGCCGGGCATGAGATTCAAATCAGTTCTGAACCGACCAGCCGTACTATCGCCACCAAACGCCCCGCCAAGAGCAGCTTGGAATTTCTTGCCAAGTACATCGGCCAAACCAATTTGCAGATACAGTTCTGTGGTTTGCTTGGTCAGCAAGTCTGCTTTTGCTTTTTGCGCTTTATTATCGTCAACTAATCTTTGCGAAATTTCCGCGCTGGCAAGATATTCACGCTCTTTAACAGAAAGAGATTTTTTGCGTAAATCAGCAAATTTTAATTCCCTTTCAAGTTTAATTTTATCAAGTTCTCCTTGCAATTTTTCTTCATCAGTCATTGAGACTTGAATATCAAGGTTGGCTTGCGCAAGCTTGTCAAGTTTTATTGCCGCATCCAATTGATTTTTTATTTTTTCAGCCAAACGCTTAGCGGCATTTGCGGCTGCCTTACTTCCTTTGGTTTCGCCATCACCAGTTGCACCAGTCGGAAGCGAGGCACCAACACCTGCCCCAAACGAAGATGGCTTAAAATCAGGAAATAAAATATTTTGAATTTTATTGGTATATTTTTCAGCTCCAGCAGACTTGGTAGCAGTGTCAACCAAATTATCAAAATATTTATTGTAATATGGTTCTGCCTCTCCTGCTCGCGCAAAAGTAAACAATCCGCCAAAACCACCAAATTTTTTATTTGTTGCGGCTTGCGCTTCTTGTTGAAATTTTTCAATTCTTCCTGGAGTTAATTTTTGCACCGCTTTCATACGGTTAATTGAGTTTTCAACTCGCTGCATGACTGTGTTTAGGTTTCCAAGCAATGAAGTAAAGGCTGCGTTAAATATTCCAACTAAGAATTTAGCAAAAGTTGTGACAACCTTGCTGAGTTCATTGAAACCAATTGCAAATACAGTTACAACGCGTTTAATTGCTACTTCATTATTTAACGCCCATTCAACAAGTTGTGTTGCTTGATTTTGAAACCCTGCTCCAACCACTTGGAAAAAACCTGCATATTGAATACCGGCTACTGATAAGGCTACTTTCAATCGAGCGCCAGCGTTCTCTGGAGCCTTGGCAAGGATTTCAGCGGTGGACCCATATCGTTTTAATAATTCTTGCGTAAACGTATAGAAATCTGCCAGCGTAACCTTGCCATCTTCTAGCGCTTTGTCTAATTCTTGAGGAGTTTTGCCAAGAGATTGAGCAAAAATTGTAAAAGCACCAGGAAGGCGTTCCCCAATCTGCTGTCGCAATTCTTCAGCAGAAACCTTGCCCTTGCTAAATACTTGAGATGTTGCTCTTAGTGCTGAATTTAAATCTTCAGCTGATCCACCAGTTGCAACTATTGCGGAAGCAATACCACGAAAGACTGCTGTTGTTTCTTTTGTTCCAAGACCAGCGCCAACAACAGAAGCTTTAAGCTTTGTGTATTGACTGGTGGCTTGGCCAATTGGCAATAAGTAATCCCTAGAAAGCGCAGTTACGTCTTTAATTGATTTTCCATAATCTTGCTGGTCTTTACTGACTCCAGCTAAAGCAATTCTAGATTTATTAATTTCTGCAACAAATGTGCTTAGTGCTGCGGCTTGCTGGCGCAATTGACCAAGCTGAGCGCCAAAAGCTGCGCCAACAGCTGCCCCTGGCACTCCGCCAATGATTCCGCCACCAAGGGCGCCAAGGGCGCCTTCAGGGCCACCGAACACACCGCCAGCAGCTACTGTACCCGCAATCTTTGCAGCGCCACTAAGTCGGCCACCTTTGCCTTGCGTAGTAGAAAATTTTGCCGCAGCACGCTCAGCTTTTTCGGCTTCTCGTGTGTAGTCACGGAATTCTTTGCTTGTAACGCTGACGCTGTTGGCCAGTTCACGCCAAGAAGACGCAAAATTGCGCAATGAATTTACAGATTGATCAGTGTTGGACTGGACTTTTTTAATTTCTGCTGCTGCGCCTTGAAAGCCAGTTTTGGTCGCGTTGACTTCTTTGCCAAGATTGGCCAGCTTGGCTTTCAAGGTTGTCAGGGATTCCGTGCCCTGCGTTGCAACCTTGATATTAAATTTTTGTTCAGTTGCTGCCATTACTTTGCACGCTTGCTATTGAGGCACAGCAGGGCCGCTGATTCCATGACCCGGATGCCTTCAAACATCTCAAGCGGCTCCTCCACTGCATACAGTCTACAAAGCCAGTCTAGTGATGGATAGTTTAAGCCAGTAAGGCCAGCCATGCTGACGTTCCACTGGGTGCCCATGCGCAGGAACATGGCAACAGTATCCCAGTTTTCTTCCCAAACTTCACAATGCTGCTCAGCCGCTTCTAGGCGTGCCGCAGCAATCTGCTCTTCAGATGCACCTAGTGCTTTGAGGTCAACCTCACGTTCATCTGCAACGCCGCCCTGTGCCCAATACTGGGCCGCGGCTTCTAGTTTTTTGCAGGTGCTCCAAGCACGCTTGCGCTGTACGCATTGATCAGTGCCCTGACCACATACGGATCATCGCAAAGTTCTTCCTTGGTTTTCTGTGTAAAAGGCACGTCTTTACCATCTTCGTCCTTAACGCCATCCCAACCTTCAAGAATTTGATCAAGTAAGGCATCGTCGCCTTCGTCAACCAAATTGTTAAAAGCCGAGCGGCTCATCTTGCGAAAGGTTGCATCAAACGTAGTCTTTTCAAACTTGCCGCCATCGATGGGTGTTTCCACCGTGACTGGCCATTTGTAAGATGCAACCTTTTTAAGAACGAATGCCATGCAGGATCAGGTGAAAACCAAGCTCACCTCATTATTGCCTGCTGTGGTGGGAAGTGCCAAGTAGGGCATGGACAGCGAGATAACACCGTTGGTGTCGCCGTAGCTGCAACCAGTAATGTCGGTCTGAGGTGCGTTAAGCGTGACAATGTTGCCACCGGTAGCGCCCAGCACGATGGTGCTTGCTGCGGTCGCAGAAGCAACTGCCTTGGCAAAGAAATCGGTAGTACCAACAGCAGGCGCTTCGATCACTGCGGTACCGCCAGCGGCGCGGTCAGTAATCAGCACTTCCTGGCTGGAACCGGTTTCCTTGTAAAGAAGTGTGTTGTTCAGAGCCAGGTCAATGCTTTCTAGGCGAGTGCTTGTGACGCCGTGGAATGTGCAGGTTGTGACGTTGGTGTCGTTGACTTCCAGTGCAGCTGCTTGGTTGGCAACCGTAAAAGTACCAGAAGCAGCCGTGCCGTCAGGAGCGTTGTAGATTCCGATGAACTGGAAGCTGGCGGTCGGGAACTGCCCAGCCGTCATGTTGAAGGTCACCGTGCCACGGGCACCAGTGATCTTGTGGCGAGTGCCGTCGTAGAAGCAGTACAAGGAAGCGCTAGAGAAACTGGCGCTTACGCCTGCATAGGTAACAGATGTGCTGCTTACAACCACTTCGCTCATGCCAGCGGCTTGAAGCAACGGACCAAAGGCAGGAGCCGTGCCAGCCGTTCCAGAGCCACCCAGTTCAACTTCAAAAGTTACCGAAACCCGCTTGTTAGCAACCAACGTTCCGCGAGTGCTGTTACCAATGAAGCCTTGGTATGACGCCGCCTGAACGTTGTCTGACTCGATAGGAGTCACCTCAAGATTGGTGACCTGAATGGCATTGCTACCACCAACAGGGATTGAATCCGTCCCGTAGGTAGCCTCAATCTTCGCGAGCAGAAACTTCTTCCGAGTCAGAGCCATTGTTCTGTAAAGCAGGAGTGGTTGTAGTCAGTGTAAGCTTCCCAGTCTTGGGGTCGTACAGATAACTGCCGCCCACTCCAGGGGTAGGGATTTCCTTCTCAATCTTAGCCATGGTGCTAGGCAGAAGTTAGGTTGGTGCGACTTGTGCGGTATCGCACCAAGAAGTCTTGCGTAATCATACCGACAGGAATATCAGCTTCGTACATTGCAAAGTCTGTGCGGTCGGGCAGCAGATCAAGGGCGTAGCCGTTCAGCGTCTGATCCGCCATCAGCAATGAGTGAACTTGCTGGGAATACGTGTCTGACGTGTCGTCTGGCGTGGCGGCCCGAACAAACGTGGTGACCCGCACCCGCATTGTCCAGTCAAGCTTGTCGTAAAAATTGGTGCCAACCGGACTGTCGTTGACCGGTTCGACAATGACGGCAGGCACTTCTGAACGCGACAACGGCTCTACCCGGCTGCGGTAGACCGTTGCACCGGCGATTGCGTCAAGGTTGGTCTTGATGCGGCTCAGGATCAATTCGCGGCGAGTATCAGCCATGGCTATGCGGAAGCGACTTGAGTGGCTGTGCAAATAATGCCTGGAATGGCTGGATGGGCAAAGGGACTTGTTTGAACACCTTCTGCGTGAATATATGCTTCGGCGCTTGTAGTTGCCCAGATCAATTCCAAGTAATCGTTGGCCTCAACACGCAAAACGTAATTTACGGTGCCAACAATATTGCCTTCAATGCCGCCATGGCTGGAAATAACGCTAAAACGTGTATCAGTATTTGCCAAATTGCCAGCAGTGCCGCCGCCGTTTTTTCGCAACCACACGTCTGCATCATGAATACTGGATCCTGTATTGCTAAATTGAATTGAATAAATAATACTGTAAATGCCTGTGCGTTCAAATGTCATCCTTGATTCCGATTCAATTCGAACGCCACGACTTAAGGAATCAGTTGACCGCAGCTTGATTGGCGTAGGTGTGTTTGCAGTCGCAGTCTGGGAAGTTGTGTCATAAAACGATCCCCAGTGCCCAGGCGAACCGTGATAGGGCAAACTGTTCCAAGGTTTGCGTCCGTCGCCAATTTTTAAATTGCCAAGCTCCAATTCATAACCAACCTCACCCCTGGCAAGGGTTGGATTAATTGTTGCCCAATTTTCACGGCTGTTGGTATTTATTACGTCGCTCATGTTTTTTGTAACGCAATTTGAACAAAAGCTCCGTCGTCAATCAGCATTGTCTCCCGAACAGTAAAAGCAGTCCCGCCCACAGTGATCGAGCCACCGCGAACGAGACTGCCAAAATCTGAAGATCTAACGGTTAGCGTGTAGTCAGTCGTTAAGACCATCCCATCGCTGATTACCTGGCTGGGGGTGTCCAGAATTCCGTTTGCTGTTACGGCGCCAGCCACGCAGGTGACGCCAAAATCAGCAAGGAACATTCCTAGATCTTCAGTCAACGCCATGGCAATTAGCCGTACTTGGCAGAAGCCAGGCCTTGAACAGACAGAGCACCGGTGCCAGTACCACCAGCAACAGTCAGCGAGACTTTGACGAAACGCTTAATGTCGGTGACATTGACATACAGCTTCTGGCGGGAAGCAGTGTTGGCGGTTGTGGTTGTAAAACCACCGCCAGTGACGTCGGTGTAGGTACCACCAGAAGTGTCAGAGCTGGTCAGCTTGACAGCAAAGGTGATGCTGGCGCCACCTGCAGCAGCGTCAAGAAGAACGACCATGTCGCCTTCGTAGCCTTGCATGTCAATGGCGCTACCAGTGGTGGTAGAAGCACCAACGGCAGTAGGGAACAGAGCAATTTGGGTTGTCTTGGTCCCAAGGTTATGGACGGTCATTGTGGTTTCCTCCGTTTGGAAGGTGTAGGTGTGGTCTTAATTGGCTCTTCAACCGGAGCCTGAATAACTTGTTCAGCCTTACCAATACCAATCAGAAGTCTGGCGTCGTCAGGGGATGCCTCAATGACATCCCCCATACGAACCACGCAACCGCCGGCGATTGTTTGCCTAAGGATGCGAATCTTC